CTGTAATACCTCCTATTGTTTCTGTTCCTATACCTACAGCTTCTCTAGGAGGAAGGATAGTACCTCCTCCTTCTGCGCCTCAAGCACAGGCAGACTACGATTATATGCTTAATACTCTTAAAACTACCCCACTATACCCGGGGGCAAACTTTGCTAATGTTGGTATGGAAGGGTATAATACATTAGAGAATATACAAGAAAACCAAGGACTCTCTCCATTTGATCAAAGTCAAAGATCAATGATAACAGGCACTAGCACAGGGCAGTTGTCACAGACCACTGCTAACCCCGGTAATCAACAAGGAGGGCTGGCAAGTCTTAAAGATACAATAGGAGCCATGTCATAATGAATACAATGCAGAATCCTAGAATGCAAGCACAGGCATTGAAGCGTATGGGGAGAGGTCCTGATACGCAGCTTATTCATATGACTGACTCAGAGATAGATGCACTCAATGGTCTCTCTGCACTGGTATTCAAAGAACCACTAAGAACAAATCCACAGACAGGCCTACCAGAGGCTGGACTGTTTAAGCAGCTGCTCCCCACGGTTCTTGCCATAGGTGCTGCTACGTTCTTAGGACCTATGGCGGCTCCTGCTTTTGCCAGCATGGGAGCAGGATCAAGTTTAGCTGCAGGTCTAGGCGCAGGTGTTGCAGGTTTTGGTGGTCATGCTTTGGGAAGAGCGGCTACAGGGCAAAAGTTTGATCCTATGAGATCACTAGTAGCAGGTGCAGGGACTGGTCTTACTGCTGGCCTTACGTTTGATCCTAGTGCTGGTGTTGTTGCAGGTAGTACAGACGCTGCACAAGCAGCAACAGATGCTTCAATGAATCAAGTTACTGGAGAGTTTAGTGGTGAACTTGCTTTCTCTAGTCCAACACAGGCAGTGATACCTTCAGTTCCTTCTCCTACTTTTGATACTAGCTTAGTAAGAGCACCTACAGAAGCCTTTGACTACCTAGCAGCAGAGCCACTAACAAGAGTGGGTGCACCTCTGGCTCTGGCAGGAGTGATGGGAGAATTTGACGAACCCCTCCCAGAAGCTCCAGCAGGTGATGGTGATAGAAGAGAACCCTTTGTTCCTACAGCCCTTAGAGCAAGCAGAGAGCGCAGAGACCTAGACAGAGATGAAGACGGAGAGGTGACACAAGAAGATATTATGCAGGTGGTGCAGGGACTACCAGAGGGTCAAAGCTCTAGGTTCTATACACCTATGAAATATACCCCTGTAAAAACAGGTGGTCTTGTAAATCTTGAGCAAGGTGGTAGCATAAAAGCAGCAATACAAAATCTCACAGGAGGTGAGGGTTCTACTGTTCTTCCCATACTTGCACAGGCAGTTGTAAAGCCCGGAGAGGAAGAGGAAGAAGAAGCAACTACCAAGGGCTACCCTCTGGGAACTCCGGGAACACCTCCCGGTATGCCAGCCACTGGTATTGCCATAGGTGGTGGTCAACCTCCTCAACCGTTTCAAGCGGGTGGCTCCACTGATGCAGATGATGTTACCATAGGTTCTGGAACTGCTACTCCCGGTGAGTTTGGTAGTTCAGTAGTTGGTTTAGCTAGTGAAGCAGTTCCTAGCACAATGGGAGGTGCTCTAGGCACAGGTTTGAGCACAGCTGGTAAAGCTGCTGCAGGTATAGGTATGATGAGTCCTCCGGGATTAGCTATTACAGGATTAGGTTATTTAGGAGGCAAACTCTTTGATTTCTTAGCACCAGACCCTCCTCCTCCTGCTCCTCCTCCTGCTGGTCCCATACAAGGACCTCCTACAGCAGAACAAGCAGCAGAACAAGCAGAGGCAGAAGATGCAGCGGCAGCAGCGGCAGCTGCAGCAGCTATGGCTGGAATAGGAATGGACCTAGGAGATCAACCAGAAGATTTTGAAGATGGTAATCCTTCAGTTCCGGGTAGTCAAACATCAGTTGCACAGGCAATGGCTAATGTTGTTTCTGGTGCTCCGAGTATCGGCGGTCCCAGTAGTACTCCCAGTGGTACTCCCACTGGTGGTGGTGGTAGTTCTATTGGTGACAGTGGATTTGGAACTGACTCTGGTCCCGGCTCTGGATTTGGTGATTCAGGTTTTGGTGGTCCGGGTGGTGAAGAGGATGCTGATAGTAGTAGCTCCAGTGGTGCTGATGCAGCTGATGGTGCAGGTCCGGGAGGTGACGGATCAGATACTTCTGCTGCTGATGATGTTAAAACAGGAGGTCAGGTAGGCATTGGAATGCAAAGGCTACTGAAGTTTGAACAAGGTGGTCTGGCAGGTGTTCCCTACTTTGAGGGGCGCGTGATGCCCACAGGTGATCCCAAAGAAGACGGCATGTCAGACAACATTCCGTTTGTCATAGCAGGTCAAGAGGGTGGTCAGATGGGAACGCAACCTGCTATTCTGTCTCCTGATGAGTATGTCATACCAGCTGATGTAGTGTCTATGTTAGGCAATGGTTCTAGCACAGCTGGATCAAATCAGTTGGATCAGTTCATAAGTAACTTTAGAATGGATAAGTATGGCAGACCTAAACAACCACCAGAGATGCGCGGAGGACTTAGTTCTCTTGCATAAAGGATGTAATGAAACTAATAAGAATAGAACAGAATTGTGTTGAAGTTACGTGGCCCCATGCAAAAGGTTTTATTAAAAAAGCTTTGGATATTAGTAAAGGAGAACGAGACCTAGATGACATCTACCTATCTCTACTTCATAATCAGATGCAGCTATGGGTTTTAGTCAGTGAAGAGGACGGGATATTTGGAGCTTGTATTTCACAGATGGTGGAGTATCCAAAATACAAAGTGTTTATGGTTCCTTGGGCAGGAACCAAACCACACACTATAAAGAAATGGTATTCTTATATCTTTGGTGAAGATTCTCCTCTGGAACAATATGCAAAAGAACAAGGAGCCAAAAGATTAGAACACCCTGTAAGAGACGGTTGGTTAAAATATACTAAGGAACATAACTTTGAAAAGTACTATACTACTATTGTAAAGGATGTTGGCTAATGGATGTAAAAAAACTTATCAGTGATTTTTCCATAGCGGAAAAAATTGAACTGTACAACTGCTTGTACACTGACCTATCTGGAAAAGGAATAGGTGGTGACACTGAGCTTGCCCATGTAAACTCTGAAGAGATGGTAGTTCTACGTGCCATGGGCGGTGCAGGTACAATCAATCCTAATACAAATCTTATACAATTTCTTGGTGGCGGTAGCTCTTCTCCTCCCCCTGCTCCTGCTGTTCAAACCAGCGTACAACAGAGTGAGTTTCCCACAGAGCTTAAACCTTTTATTAAAGATATTTTTGGTAAAGCCCAAGCCATTCAAGAGCAAAGAGAAGAAGCAGGTTTTCAAGCTTTTGAAGGTCCTCTTCAAGCTAGGTTTGACCCTGCCCAGACCAGAGCTTTTGAGCAAATAGAACAGATACCCGGAGCAACTCAACCCCTCTTTGAAGAAGCCACCACACTGGCCAGAGAAGCCACGCGCTCTCCCACTGATCCGCAAGAAGTTGCATCTTTTATGAACCCTTTCCTCAGAAATGTCACAGACATTCAGAAGAGAGAAGCGCAGAGAATTGGAGATGTAGAGGAGCAACAGCTGGCAGCACAAGCTGCACAGGCAGGTGCATTTGGTGGATCAAGAGCAGCTGTTCTAGAAGCAGAACGTCAGAGAAACTTAGCAACACAGCTAGGTGACATAGAAGCAAGAGGTCTTGCAGCTTCTTATCAGGATGCTCAGACTAGACTTGCAAATCAAAGAGCCAGAGAAGCAGCAGGTGCCACACAGCTGGCCTCTCTTGGCTCTGCTATACCTGCTCAACAGTTGAAAGAACTAGGTGCACTGTCAGGTGTAGGTGCTGCTAGACAGACGCAGGCTCAAAGAGGTATTGATCTGGCACGGCAGGAGTTTGAGGCAGAGGAAGCTTTCCCGCTTAGAACCCTGCAAGAGTTCTCTTCTATTCTCAGAGGCTTTCCCATTGAACCCACCAGAACAACCAAGGAACAACAGTTCTCCGCTGCTCAACCCTTGTCTACTCAACTACTGGGCGTGGGTACACAGGCACTGGGAGCACTGGGTGCAGCTGGTATCAAACCGTTTGGTCAAGCAGGTGGCATGGTAAAAGAGATGCCTGTCAAGGCACAGAGTGGTGGTGCTCTTAGTTCTCTGCTGGAAAAGACTCAAGACCTTGACACTTCTCCTGTTCTGGGTATGAAAAGAGGCGGTAGCTTTATGGAGCAGCTTCTTACAGGTGGTCTTCTGTCTACTGATAAAGCAATAAATATGGCTAAAAAACTACCTGCTCCTGTAACATCTATGCTAGGAGGTGCCGGTCTTCCAAAACTTCTTAATCAGATGGGATCACGCGCACAAGCTCCTGCTGCTCCTGCTGCTGGCCCTTCACAAGAAGAGATAGATAAACAAATAGATGCTATGCTAAGACAAAGAGCAGCACAGGGTCAACAGATGGCATCCAAGGGTGCTGGTCCTGCACAGGTAGGCTCTCAAGTAGGTCAGGTCAGGCAAGCCTTCAAGGGTGGCGGTGGCCTCAGACAAATGGTACAGCTGCCTAGTAACAGGGTGAGGTTTGGCAAGACTGCTTATCAGGATGCTAGTTCTCCTTTAGTAGAGGATACTAGAGAGCTATATGAAGAATATATTGGAGGTCCCCAGAGAAGGGGTGCAGAAGTTGGTAGATTAATGTACGAGCGTCCCGGCCCTCTTACTTATGGTTCTGAATATGTTTTTGGAACACGCGAAGGTCTTGAAGATATTGAAAGGCAACAAGCAGAATATGATAAAGCAATTAATCAAATAACTTCTATTGGTGCTACTCCTGCTGCTCTAGCAGATGATGGAGACGGAGGTATAGCTGCAGAAGTTACACAAGCAGAGGGAGGATTAGAAGAAACACCTAAACCTAAAGCAAAGAAAACTCCTGCACCTGATAAAAAGAAAAAAGATACAAAAATTTTGATGGACCCGGAACAAGCTGGGTTTATGAAGATAGCAGAAGCTGAACGCTTTATAGATAAAACTCCTATGATAAATAAACAAGGGAATGTAACTTTAGGTAACATGGCAAAATTACTAGGTACTTATACAGATTACAAAAAAGCAGAGCAAGCACAAAAAGAAAAAATTAATGCAGCTAACATTAAGAAAGCTGCAGCTGCCAGAGCAGCACGTACAGCTGATGCAGAACTAGCCTTGAAACAAGGTCAACTAAGGACTGAATTAGGTAAACCCGCTGTTGAGAGAATCAAAGCACTCAACAGTTTATTTCAAGCAAAATCGGCCACCCTTAATGATCCAGCTACTTCACAGTTTTTAACTGAGGCCCAAAAAACACAACTACGAACAGAAATAGCTCAATTAGAAGCACAACTTCAGCCTTTACTTGCTTTACCTAGCCCTGCATTAGAAGCATTGGCTGAAATTCAAGGTATATCAGCTACAAAACCTTTGCGTAAGAAAGCAACGTAAATGTCTGAGATACTTACAGGAGATATCACCATTCCTACAATGGAGGGTGGTGATACCTTTGACCTAGGTAAGTACGGTTTGGCATCAGAAGATTTTCCAGAGTTAGTTGGTAAATCAGAGGCAGAGGTTATTGACTTCATCATTAAATCTTTTGAAGAACCTTCTTCTACTCCTGATCCAGAACCTGCTCCTGCACCTCCTCCTTCAGATGACAACTTCCTCCCTGCTCTGGCCTACGGAGCAGACACAGCACAAGCTGCCCTAGGTGCAGGTATCAAAGCTGTTGGTCAGGGTCTCAACATAGAAGGTCTAGAGGAATATGGAAGAGACCTAGAAGAAAGAAATCTAAAAGAAGCAGAAGAATCTGCTAAACAGTACAGACAAATCAGACTAGATGACGTAGACTTTGGTGAGAACACCACTGACTTTATCATCCAAACACTGGGAGAAACTCTACCCTCTATGGGCATAGCTGCAGGAGGTGCTGCCCTAGGTGCTGCTGCAGCTGCTGCTACTCCTGTTGCTGCCCTGACCGCCACTGCAGGAGGACTGGCAGGTGCCTTTCTCCCGTCCTCTCTGATGGGCGCAGGTGAGGTTCAGCTAAAGATGCAGAACCTTGTAGATGATTCTGACTATGAGGACCCTGCCACTGCTATCACAGGTGGTCTTATCATAGGTGCTCTGGACACTGCTGCTGCTGCTATACCTGCTCTTAAACTTTTAAGTAAAGGTTTTACTCAGAAAGCCACCTCTGAAGCACTAGAAAAGTCAGGTATTGATTTTGTTGTCTCTAAGAATGGCACAGCCACTGCAATAGATGAGCTAAAGAAAGCAGGTGGAGACTTTGCAAAAGCAGAGGCTAACATTGTTGCAGGTGCCAGAGATGTCAGCAGAGGTAGACTGGTGGGTGCTGGTGTAGAGGGAACAAAGCAGCTTGCCAGAGAGGGTCTAACAGAGGGAACACAAGAGGCAATTGGTAGTCTCCTTGCACAAGGCTCCACAGGAGTAGAAGATGAAGAGTTTCTTTCTTCTATTCTAGAGTCTGCTGTCAAAGGTGGCATAGCAGGGTTTGGTCCCGGTGCTGTTGTAGGTGCACTCAAGGGAGGTAAGGGAAAAAACTATGAAGATTTAAAAGAAGAAGAGGCTCCAAAGATTGATGACTCTGCTGAGATTAAAACTCCTGAAAGCAAGACTGACTATGTAGAGGCAGCAGAAACTCAAGCAGCTGATATTGAGAATGACGTAGCACCTGCCACTGACATAGGAGAACTAGCAGATGTTATGAACCTGAGAAACAGAGATGACCAACAGTTCTCTGAGTCTGGTGATGGCACAGCTGCTTTTCTTAATGAGTACGCTGATCTGTCCAAAGAAGCCACTGATCTTAGGGCTGAACAAGAACTAGGATTAGTCAGCGGAAATATTAAAGGCGCTGCAAAAGTATCAAACAATCTAAGATTAAGAATAAAAAAGCTAACTGAGATGAATAAAATTATTAGCACTCCTCAGTTTCAAGCTTCTCTTAACAAACACCCTGCTCTAAAAAAACAATTAGACAACATAGGTTTAGAAATAGATGCTAGGACAGCTGAGATAAAAGCTGCCTCTGTTCCTGCAGGTATAGTGGGAGAAGCAGATATTCTACCAGAACTTACAGATTTAAATGACGCACCTATTCTAGAAACAACTGAAGGAGGAGCGCAACTACCAATAAAATTTCAAGAAGGAGCTAATATTTATCTTGATAACTTGATGAAAGCTCCTATACCAGAAGACTCTAATCTTTTATCTAACTTACCCATTGCTCAAGAAATGTTAGCTCTGGCAGATCACATAAAAAAACAAATTCCTTTTCTTAGAGTTGATCCTAGAACAAGAATGGAGTTTAGTCCTAAAAGACTTGAAACTGTATATGTCAAGTTTGATGAAGCGGTAAAGAAAGCTGCTCCTCAAACTAAGTTTGATCCTGAGACAAAGAAAAACGTAGACAATCTAATAGAAGCTGGTAATGCTCAAGGACCTAGAAAGGGTATGGACACAGAGGCTCCTCGCCCTGTAAATGTAAGGGACAACGGTCCTCAAGGTATGCTCAACCGTGTAGGTTTCTACATGAGGTATATGTCCTCTAATAAAAGGTTAGCAGATAAGTTTCCTGAACTACGCAAAATGTACAACCTTGTCAAGAGGTATAATGAAAAGTGGTTCTCTATTATAACTCAGGGTATAGAGGGTAGAAGTCTTGTTCTTGCTCTACCCCGTGGAGAACTTAGGCAGAAGTACAGGAACATGAGAGTGAAAGCTGATCTGGTAAGCGCACCCATTGAGTTTCCAGAGAGTGGTGATATAGCAGCAGCAGGTGGAGTTGCACGTATAAACATACCAATGATAGAGGGTGTAGAAGGTCAGTATGACAATGTGCCAGATGTAGAAAGAAGAAGACTCTACCTGAAAGAAGTCATGCCCTATCAAGAGTATGACCCAGACTCTGGTAAATTAAATTTAAATTTTACTGAAGAAGAAATACAACAAGGGTTTATAGAAGAACGTGATCCTCTTGTTGTAAATGCTTTGTTTCAAGAGCAAAGAACCATTGAGTCTATGTGGGACAACCTGATAGGTAGTAGAATAGACAGCATAAAAAGAAGATTAAAAGATGCTGATGAGAAAGCTGGTGGCAAAACAAATAGCACTCGCACAATAGAAGCTGAAGAAGATGCTATACTAGTAGAGCGTGGTCTTACAAGAGATGATATCCTTACTGAAGTTGCAGAGTTTGATCTTTTCTTACGTGCTTTAGAAAGAGTAAACAACACACAAAAAATAAAAGCAGAGAAAGAACAAGGTCTCAATGTTTCTAAAGAAGCTTTAGAGATCATGCCTGAAGCTATAAGTGAACTCACCTCTTCTATTAAAAACAGAAGAGAGGGTTACTTCCCACGCATCAGAGCAGGTGACTTTATCATCAGAGCATTTACAACTATCACTGACTCAGACGGTAGAAAAACTAGAAAGGTTGTCTACCGTAGAGATGTCAATACTCCGTATGCCCAGTCACTAATAGGTAGGTTCAAGCCCGGAACTAATCAAGATCAACAGGCTATGAACTTTATAAACAACAAGTACAAAGCTCCTTTGGAACAGTTTTATAAAGACAAAGGTTTAGATGTACAAATTGAGGTTGTGGCCAAGGGAGATGAAAACTACAGTGTGTTTGCTGAATCAGAGCTAATGGACATGGCTGTGCTAGAGTCCATTCTTATTCACGAAGCTAAACTAAATGAAGATTTTTCTGGTAAGACTGTGCTGTGGAGAGGCACATATGTAGATCAAGATGGTAATGTAGAATCCAAACCAATAAAAGATACTGCAGCATTTATAAGATTCTTAGCCAAGCAAAGAAGAGAGCGTATGCAAGGTCAAGGTTTCGGAGGTTCTTTGATGCAAAGAAAGAACATTCCCGGATATCTTACAGCTGATAACGTAGAGTCTTACCATGATAACGCATGGGCGCAGTATGTTACCTCCATGGGTAGGTACGTTGCTAAGAATGGTGTTGAAGATGAGGTTAAAGCAGAGCTAGACCGTTTAGATAAACTACAGCAAAGAAAACTTCCGGGTAACTTTTTAGAAGTTGCGGATACCATGTGGAACAATACTAAGTCTCCACAGGGTGCTGCCTCTGCTCTAAAAAGTATAGCCTTCTATGGTTTCCTAGGTGGTAATTTTTCCTCTTCCTTTCTTAATCTTACACAAAACTTTGTCACTGCCTCTCTGTTGTACGGAGCATACGGTAAACTTTTTCAACCCAAGGTCAGTAAAGCAGCAGCTGCAGCAGCTAGGTTGTCAATCTACTATTCTAGAAAGCAAGCGTTTCTAGAAGCAGATAGGGTGAATGTTGTACGCATACTCCAACAGACAGGTGCAGCGAGAAACGCAACAGAGGCAAACGATCAGTTTAATAAACTATATGAACTACAGCGGCGCGGTGTTATTGGAAGGATCAACACTGCAGCACTAAGTCAGAACGCTGATCTTACCACAGAATATTGGAGTGACAAGCTAGGCCTTAACTCTGTAGAGAATATAGCTAGAAAGGGACTAGATGTAGAAAACGTACAAAGGTTTAAAGACTACGCAAGAACTGGTAAAAAAATAGTAGACGGTGTATATTCTACCACTGAGATTGCCAACAGAATTGCAGCTGCTTTGGCAACCTATAATACTGTGAAGGCACACGGTGAGCAGAAGCTCAAAGGTGTGACAGATGAAAAGGCTATCATCAATGCAGGACTAGAACCAATGGTAGAGTTTGCTGCTGAGACAGCTAGTCAAGGAGAGATAGTCAGCATAGAAGATGCTATGCAATACATGGTAGATGAAAGTCAGTTTAATCTTAGTGCTTTTAACAGACCTCGTATTGCCTTTGCGGGTGGAGGCCTAGGTGGTATTGCTCTCCAGTTTATTCCTTTTGTTACCATGATGACAGAGGTATATGCCAACGCTATTCACAGGTACGGTGGTAACAAGTACGGAACTATCAAGGGCGGTGTTCTTAGAATGACCCCTCAAGGAAGAAGAACACTTGCGTTCTTGGTTCTTACACAAGTTCTGATGGGTGGTATGTTTGGTCTTCCCTTTGCAGATGACATGAAAGAAGTTATCAAGGCCTTGGTAAGATCACCTATAGGTAAATCACTGGGTCTCCAACAATCAGATTTAGAGCTTGCCTTCTATGATATAATGACAGATCACTTTGGACCAGAGGCTCTGTCTCTTTCAGAAGCTATTGCAAGAGGACCTATCAAAGCATGGGGAGGTGTTGATATTGCTCAACGTGTTTCTCTTTCTCCTTTCAGGACTCTTATTGAAGCTGGTACAGGGCAAGCCTCTGTTACAGAACTTTTCACTGGTCCTGCTGGTTCTTTCTTTACAAACTCCATAGGAAAATCTTATGATGCTTTTGAAAGAGGTGACCTAGGCAAAGGTATTTTAAGACTTATTCCACTGGCCATTGTTCAGAACATGATCAATGCTTGGGAGGCAGGAGAAACAGGAGTGTTTTCAGGTAAAGGTAGACTCTTGACAGACTCCTTACAGCCACATGACCTTGCTCTGATGACACTAGGTTTTTCAACTGAGAATGTTTTCTTACCTAGACAAAGATTGTACAGAGAAAAGAACTTACTTACAAAAAGTAATGCCATCAAAGATTTTTATCTTGATAAAGTTTTAAGACTTATGGTCAGGCAAAAGAATGTTGACTCATCAGAAGAGAAAGCAGAACTAGGTGCTCAGATAGAAAAACTATTTAAAGAAGTTCTTGAACATGACCTGAAACAAGAGCAGATGTCTGACATGATTGATCCCAACTTTAACATAAGGAACACTGCTCACAAGCGTTATGTTGATCAAGTCTTAGGCCTAGGAAAATATACTGGTGGCATAGAGGCACTACAGACCAGACAAAAAGAAGGGCTTGTAGACTAGTAATTTTTTTGTTTGTTAGCTCTCCCTCCCCTGCTAGTGTAAGACTATGCAGGATGAACTTAGAAACAAAACAAGGCATGTCTTTGTAGGGTATGACTCCAGAGAGCATATCCCTTTCAAGGTCTGTGCTCACTCTATTGCACGGCGGTCCTCTACCCCCGTGGAGATAACACCTGTCTATCATAAGACGCTCCGTCAGGCTGGCATGTTCTACCGTGCTTGGCAAATAGATGAGGACGGGCAGTACTATGATGACGTAGATAACAGGCCCTTCTCCACAGAATTTTCCCACACCAGATTTCTAGTACCTGAGATAGCCAGAAGAAACAATCTCTCTGGTTGGGTACTCTTTTGTGATTCTGATTTTCTTTTTCTCTCTGATGTATGCGAGGTATTTGATTACTGTGATGATGACTATGCGGTTATGTGTGTTAAACATGATTACACTCCTGAAGAAACCGTCAAGATGGATGGGATGCTACAACAGAACTACAACAAGAAGCTGTGGTCATCCTTTGTCCTCTACAACTTGGACCATCCAGCAAATAATAGATTAGATGAGGTGATGGTAAACAGTGAAACAGGTGGTAACTTACATAACTTCTGCTGGCTTGACAGTGATGATCAGATTGGCAGCTTACCTCACGGTTGGAATTTTATTCCCGGTGTTAGCCATGGGATTAATGATGTTCACGCTGTGCATTTTAGTCTTGGCGGTCCTTGGTTTGATGGTTACGAAGACAGTGAGTATGCTGAAGAGTGGGAAGCAGAACTTGACCACTTTGAATTTAGCCTGAGTAGTTTTAGAAAAATAGTGGAGATATTCTAGCATGAGTAAATATGATATTGTAACATCCTTTAACCCTGATGGTCTGGAACTGTACGGGAGAAATATGCTCAACTCTTTTGTTGATCACTGGGAAGAGGACATAAAACTACATGCTTGGTTCCACGATTTTGGAGAGCCAGCTTTCTATCTCAGGTTTGAAGAGTTGAACATTCCATCTCAGCGCATCAACTACTGTAACCTAAACAACGTAGAAGATATGCTCAACTACAGAGAGAAGATGGAGGTACACAACGGCACAGAGGGTGGCCGCATTGACTACAACTGGAGACTAGATGCTATCAAGTGGTGTCACAAGGTCTACGCTCTAACAGAGACTGCCTCTGATATTCATATGCTACAGAATAAGGATTGGCTTATCTGGTTAGATGCAGATACCATAACACATTCTCCTGTGACCAAAGAGTTCCTTGATTCTGTATGCGATGAACAGTATGACGTTGTACATCTGGGGCGCACAGCTGCTGACTATAGTGAGACATCCTTTGTTGCTTTTAATCTCAAGGGTAGACCTGCCAAAGATTTTCTGGCTGATCTACGAGAGACCTATGACAACTGTGAGGTGACTGCCTTCAGAGAGTGGCACGATGGTTTCATCTTTGAACGTCTGCTCAAGCTGCACCAGTACCATGGACTGAAAGCACTGAACCTGACACCTGATGTTCCTGATCTTAATGCCTTTAGTTCTTCTGTTCTGTCAGATAAAATGGAACACTTTAAGGGTAACCTGAAGACAAAAGATGTAAGTCTTGAACATCACAAGAGATATAAACAGATCAGTGAGATGATCCACTTCTACAAGTGTAGTAGCTTTATTGAGACTGGTACATACAATGGAGGTAGAGCCATACAGATGGCAGATGCTGCCTTTGATTACCATGACAATGTAACCTATGTAGGGTATGATCTATTTGGTACAACCACGCCAGAGATGAACGAGAAAGAGTTCAACTCCAAAGCAACCAACACTGCAGAGGCTGTGTCAGAGCGGCTGGCAGAGTATGCTATGCAGAAAGCAAAAGAGGGTAAGACCTTTGAGTTCAAGCTGGTTGAAGGTGATACCAACGAGACACTGAAAGACAAGCCTGTGGCTGATCTTGTGTTCATTGACGGTGGCCACTCCTATGAAACTGTGGCACACGATTATCATCAGCTGATGCACAACAAGGTTGTTGTTCTAGATGACTACTTTAGTAAGGATGACAATGACAACTGGCCAGAGGAGAAGCACAGAGGTGTCAATAAACTCTGGACAGAGGAGATCAAGGAAAGAGAAGATGCCAATGTGTACGTCATACCATCCAACGATCCTGTCAAGGGTGGTGGGTTTACACACCTAGGTTTGGTCCTTGATCCTGATCTACCTAAGTTCAAGGCCAGAGTTCCTATCATTGTAACGCCCAAGGACTGCGTACCTTCTGATGATATTCAGAACAACATCAAAGCAAATCTAACAAAGATTGACAAGTGGATTGATGAGAAGTGCAGGATCAATAACGAGATTATCTTTGTTGTATCTGCTGGTCCTTCTCTGGATGTTGCTCAGATCAAAGAAGATAAAGAGATGTTGGAGGAGGGTAATAAGACTGTCAAGGTTGTCTGTGTCAAACACTCTCTGCCTGTCCTGATGGACAACGGGCTTGTGCCTTGGGCATGTACCCTGCTTGATCCAAGACCAGTGGAGGGTGTGTCTACTCACGGTGTGGTCAGGAGCACACTCTTTGAAAGCATCAGCCCACGCACTCACTTCTGGGTAGCGTCCATGACTGATCCATCTGTGGTGGACCTGCTACAAGATAAGGGTGCTCACCTCGTTGGCTGGCACGCCTTCTCTCAAGCTGTCAAAGGAGGTATCGAAGGATCAGGACAAGATGCTTTGATGATCACCGGAGGGACCAACGCTGGTCTCAGGACCATTGGCATTGGACACACCATAGGGTTTCGCCAGTTCCATCTCTATGGCTTTGACATGAGCCTTGGAAAGGACCCCTCTGAAGATGATCAGAAGGCTCTGGATGAAGAGGGTAAGCCAAAGTATCTCAATGTATCTGTGGGAGACAAGAGCTTCTGGACAACAGGAGAACTGCTGGCAGGTGCACAGGACCTAGAGAAGTTGTTTAAGACCTGTA